TGAATACAACTTTTGTAATCAAAATCGTTTGTGAACAATTTATAACGGAATGTTGTAAACAAAAAAGCAACACCCTTTACGGATGTTGCTTTGATGAAATGTGTAATCAAATTTTATATTAACCGAAGTAATATTTTCCAAATATACAAAAAAGCGTAAAAAACTCACGCTCTTATTTATTTTCCCCATGCCATTCTACTAACCCCAAGTGATTTATAATCTTAATTTAAACTATCTTTTTTTGAACTTACAGATATATAAACTTTTCCGTTCTTTTTGAATTCTTTAAATTCAAGACCATATGCTCTTTTTGCTAAATCTAACTTTTGAGATACATCATTCAAACTATCTATAAGCATGTTTTGTTGCTTATACTTTTTGTCAATTTCTATCAAACGGATACTATCTTGTGCTTGATATTGTTTTATTAAATTAATATTTACAGAATCAGAACGGTTGGATGCTTTTATCAATTCATCATAGGATTGGTTTAAATTTTTTGAATACACATATGACATTACTAATGCAATTGTTAATGCTATCACTAATATTATAAGCAACATTAAAAACCGAACAAGTTCAGTGTAAGAAGTTTTTATTTTATTTAAATCCTCTTCTGAATTTTCTAATATTAATTTAATACTATCATCTGGATAATCTGATGCCTTGTTTATTTTTGTNATAGTTTTATCTTTTTTTCCCATTGTTCTTTTCTGGATTTAGATTTTTTAATTTATCATTTTCATGTTTCAATCTATCATTTTCAATTTTTAATATTGATATTTCTTCTTCATATTTTATGATTCGTAATGTATATTCCTCTTGCATTTTTAACATTTCTATCTTTTTTAACAAACTAGAGGAATATGCTCCTGAACCAAATATAGCGGTTATTATAATAGTAGATGACACAACAATATTGACTTTTGAATTTAATAAATCCCAAAAGTTCTTATTTGTATTATCGCTATTTTTTTTCTTTGCCATAAGATTTGCAAAGATACAAAATTTCTACCCCAAAAACCTCTCATTCCACTTCTTCAAATCATTCATTCTGTTCATCCAGCCTTTGAGAAACACCTTTTGTGTTGGATTGTTTTTTATGATTCTATGTAGGAAATCCTCCCTTTCCTTGTAGAGCCTTTGCAGAAAGTCTTTCGGTGCGTTATTCAGCGCTTCTATGGTCTTTGCACCTACCACACCATCGGCTGTAACATTAAGCATTCGTTGAGGAATCTTGATGCCGTGAACACCGCTTCCCCAAACCCAATCTACCAAAGTATTGGCTATTGCTTGGTTTTTTATTTCATCTGCTTTCCATCTGTCCCAAAACAGCCTTTTTATTACTATATCCCAATCCGCATCGTTCATCTCCAAAAACCGCATATCCTTATCAGAACCAAACACCGAACGCCATACTGCATAAGTTATGCCTTTGTTCGTGTGGTATCCTGTCTTTCCTTTGTAAGGCGTAGGACATTTTACCTTACTTGCGGTATCTTTTGGGTCCCTTGAAAGTCCACCCTCCCATTTTAAAATGAAAGGTCTTAAATTTCTTATATCCGCCATATCATTTAAATTTATCAATTAACTTATCCAGCCTTTCCCAAAGGAACATTCCCACAATAATCAGAATTAAATATACTATCCAATTTTCGGCTCTCTCGGATTGTTTTTCTTCCCTGGTCAGCTTATGCTGTTCTTTTGTCTGCTTCTGCTCCTGCTTTTCTACTTCTACTCTTACTTTCTCTATGATCTTAATGATAGAGTCTTTCTCCTGCTTTTTATCCTTAAAATAAATCTCTCCGTTAGCGCTGCCCTCTACAATGTTTCCATTATATAAAAATCTAAACTGCACTGGCTCGCTGCCTATCGGTTTTATCGCAAAGTCCAAAGATTTTGTAAGTGTTTTAATATTAGCCGTTTCCTCTGTTTGAGTTTCCGAAACAGAGTCTTTCTTTACCAATTCTTTCATTTCAGTTTTATGATCATCTTTCTCTTTATGTTTTCTTACTTTCCTCGCTCCACATCCCAACAGCAACAAAAACATAGCAAACCCCAATAAGGGAATGCTATTCCTTAAAGTTCTCATCGTTTTCATCACTTTCTGTTTTTTGTTTTAAACTATCCAAATCGCCAGTCTTCTCGAAATTCTTTATCTTCTTTAAAAGCCCACTCGGAGGAAATGCCCCATTTGTCACTTTGGACATATTAACCAAAGCAGAGCCAAGAGGATAAAGCAATACCATCAATTTTACCATTACTTTAAAGTAAACATCCAAGAACTCCACTTCATCCAGTGCATCGTGCATAATCAAAAGCATAGAATACCCTGATAGGATAACTGTTAGTTTCTTTAACAACCCTAAAAGATTAGCCTTAAAAGTGAAATCCTTATCTACAAAGTAATGCAGGTAAGTCCCAAGAACATGGTCTATCATTAGCACGAGCAACACGCCATAGAGGAACGATAAGTCCGTGGTGTAAAGCCCTGAAAAATACTCAAATGCCGAAACTGCCACCGCTGGAAACATGCACAACTTGAACGAAGCGTTTATTTTCGCAAAAACTCCGCCTTTATACAGCAACACCAAATTGTTCAATATAAACTCTCTAATATTCATCATCATTTAAATTCTTTAATACTCTTTCTACAATGCTCTTTTTCTATCGTATCTAAAATACACGCTAAAATTCTTCCTGTCCTTGTCAGTGTGCCGTTTCGTTGGTTCTTCCCAAGCGCTGAACTTATCGTTTCCTCAAAGTTTCCGAACTCATAGCCCCCTTTTTTCTTTAAAACCAAATTGAAAAGCGTTCTAAACTCAAAATTTCCGAACCTGTCCAGATTGACTGCTGAACTCTTAAAGTAGCCTAAATCCTTGAATTTGATAGCCACAGCCAAGAAGTTCAGTAGCGACAAAGGAAGAAAAAGCAACCACGCCAAAAGAAACAAGAAAAGCCCGCCTATAAACCTGCCTATGTTTTTCATAACTTATCTAATTCTTCACTTTTAGTCCTTACAAAATCAGCCAAATACCCTTGGATTAACTGCAACAGCGTAGCTCTGTTGTTTTTCATCAGCCAAAGCATATACTTGTAACTGCTGACCTTTATAGGCTGCATTTCTGTCGTTGCTTTGCCCTCTTCATCTTTCACAGGAACATTGATAAGTTCATTCTTTGTTCCTCGCAGATAACTCCAAGTTTCCTTGTAAACCACCCATTCAGGTGTAGGCAGTTGGATGTTTATCTCCTCGCCAGTTTCTTTGTCTTTTAAAATCTGTCTGTAACCGAACATTACAAACTCGTTTTCACTTTTCGCATCCAAGTTAATCACTCGGATAAATCGGTTAAATTGTGGGAGTTTCGGATGTGCTTCCATTGGTAACTCTGCAAGATAAAGCGGAGTGTTTTCTACTTCATCTAAAATACCCTGCACCTGTTTCGGTATCATTAAATTTTCGTTCATATTGTATTGTTTTATTGAATGTTATAACTTATGTCTTTTATCACAAAATCAGGAATAATTGCACTTGTGAATAGGGTAACAAAATGAATGTATTTGTCCGTGTTTTGAGCTGAACATGTTACCATATTCATTCTTCCTGTATTCTTCATTATAGTAAAGATTGTTATTAGACTACCTTCTTTTATCAAGTAAACATCAGAAAATCCATCTGTTTCGTTAATTTGAATGTGTGATGGCACCCTACTATTAACAATCACATTTTCTACCGACCATCTAAAATCCATTACTAAATCATTAGCTAAATCAACTTTTGGTGATTCTTCTAATGTGTTAGAAAAGTGAATAGAACCTATCGCGCTATTAGGTCTAAAAACATTAGGACTATTGTAAGTTCTGAATTTAAAAACCCAGTTTCTATCCGTGGGCAATTCTTTGTTTATTCCCACAGAATAAAACCCTTCTCCCTCATGCGCTGCCATATAGGCATTATTTCTAAATTCAGCAGGGTAATAAGCGGTACTTTTAATTCCCACAATCATTCCATCGCTTAAAGTGAAAGGTGTAGGAAGTTGATAATTTTTGGTTATCAATGCTTGAGGAAACCTACTTCTATCCAGTGTTCTTATAACCATTTCAGAAGCAGGGACAGTGGTAAATCCTATATCTTCCAGTTGTTTTATTTTCTCTATGGTATTTTTCAAATCTTGGGAAATCTGCTGTCCTGCTGGCGCTGTGGCGTTGATATTAGACAAAACATTCTTTACATTCACATTGATGGTCGCAGGAACATTGAATGTAGTAGAAATTTTCGCTGTGTCTGAAAACCCTATCTGTTTCGTTGTAGGATTATACATAAGATAGCCATTGAAAGCCTTATCATTCACTTTGTTTTCCAAGTCGTAAGCCTTGCTGAATAACTTGTTTAGTAGGAAATTCTCTACTTTACCATCAGCATCTTGGACAAGAAACCTATCAAAACTATTGTCAGCTGATTTATCAGAAAGTCCCTTGATAGAGTAGTAGTAGCCTGCCGTATCGATGAACCAATTCGCTCCAAGAGTAAGCCCAGCGCCATTTGTTGAAGTAAGGTGACTACTTGCCACATTGCTGCTTGCTACATT